AAACGAGAAGAAGCCGAAAAGGCAAAAGGAGAGTAATATGACTCAAAAAGTTACGTATTTGAGGATGCAGGGAGTTTCCCATATCCCCGGCGTAGGCCAGTTGGACGGCATTCTGCCCTCGTCCTCTAAGAGTTTTAGGTCTCTAAATATGAGCTATACCCCTGGTGAAAGTGTAATCAGAGTAGAGATTAACGGTGTGCATGCTAACATTCCTCTCCCAAATATCCAGCTATTCCTTACAGCTCCAGAAGAAGAATCTGCTAAAAAAAGTAAATAATAACCAATGAATAAGATTCCTGGATACAAAAAAGATTCAAATGGCATTATAGTTAAAGATGTAAACTATAAGAAGCCAGAAGTTTCGACTGTCCAGGAATCTCCCTCATCTGATATAAACTTAGATCATTTAATCGGTAGAGGGTTAGTCACCTTGGAAAGACTAATGAAGTCAGTTTCCCAAAAGGTGACGTCTGAGACCTACGACCGCGATACAGTCCTGAATCTCAAAGATGTTATGGCTATGCTATATACCATAAAAGACAGAGAATCCGAGTTGTTAGAAGACCTAAGTGATGAGCAACTAGAAAAGCTTTCAAAATGATAACTACAGCTAGTGTTAAAAAGGTTTTAGAAAAGCGTAAGAAGGACGTGGGTGCTACAGCCGGCTTTGATATAAAAAGCTTCTTATTTAAGGAGCAATTAGACTTTGTTCAAGATCGTTCTCCAAATAAAGTAGCAATGTGCTCCAGAAGGTCCGGCAAGACTATAGCTTGTGCTGCTGATTTAATCCAAACTGCATTGCAGACTCCCGATGTAGTTTGTCTTTATATCACCTTAAGTCGAAATAATGCTAAAAAGATTATTTGGAAAGAGATAAAGAAAATCAATAGAACCTATAAGTTAGGTGGGGTAGAGAATATCTCTGAACTCTCTATGACCTTTCCAAATGGGTCTATAATATATGCCTCTGGAGCTAAAGATACTAATGAAATTGAGAAATTCCGAGGTCTAGCTCTTAAGCTAGTGTATATCGATGAGGCTCAATCTTTTCGATCTTATATTAAGGAACTTATTGATGAGGTTCTATCGCCTGCACTTATGGACTATGCCGGTACATTAGTCATGATAGGGACCCCACCACCTATCCCTACAGGCTACTTTTGTGACTCATTCCAAAACGCATCTAGTTCGTGGTCTAAACATAGCTGGACCTTCTTTAATAACCCATTCCTGGTTAAAAAATCAAAAATTAGTCATCAAGAAATGCTCGAAAGGGAGCTAAAACGTAGAGGTGTGTCTGCTTCAGACCCTTCTATCCAGCGGGAATGGTTCGGTAAACTAACTCTGGACAGTGATTCTCTACTTATTCATTACGATCCTAAAACTAATGATTATCATCAAACTGAAATTAAAGATCCAGGTGTTAAATTTAATTACATCATGGGGATTGACTTAGGGTTCGATGATGCGGATGCCATTGCCGTACTCGCATGGCAAGATAATAGTCCTATAACATACCTAGTCGAAGAAAAGGTCGTGGCTGGGCAAGGTTTAACTGAATTGGTTGAACAAGTTCAAGCCATGCAAAAGAAATATGATATTAGTAAAATGGTTATTGACCAAGGTGGTCTAGGTAAGAAGCTAGCAGAAGAAATGCGAAGGCGCCATCATATACCAGTACAAGCTGCAGATAAGACTCGAAAGATGGAAAATGTCCGTTTTATGAATGACGCATTACGGACAGGCAGACTCAAAGCCTTAAAGGATTCTAAATTTGCACAAGACTCCTATCTAGTTGAAATTGATAGAGATAAATCGACTCCAGATAAGGTAAAAGTATCTGATAAATATCACTCCGACATAATTGACGCGGTATTGTATGCCTTTAAAGAATCACCTGCTTTCACTTATCAAGCACCAAAACCAAAATTAGCTTATGGTTCAAAGGCTTGGGCACAAAAAGAGATGGACGATATGTTTGAAAGGGAACTGGAAGGCATAACTAAAGAGCATGAAAGAGATGAATTTGATAATAATGGGTGGAATTATTAACAAATTTTAGCATTTTTGTTACTAAATTAACTTTTTTTTTAGACATTGGGGCTATATTAGTAAACTTTTATTGGAGCCCCAATGTTACCTTTCCTTAAACATAAAGAACAAAAAATGGCTGGCCTAATCATTTCTAAACGAAAATCAGATGGCGCTGGCATAGAAGAAATGCATAACGAGGGTGAAGAAGACCATGCCCTCATGGAATGCTCAGAAGAGCTAATGCGAGCTACTAAGGCAGGGGATGCCAAAGCTTTTTCTGCTGCTTTGAGGGCAGCATTTGAAATACTAGATGCAGAGCCACATGAAGAAGGCCCTCATACTTACGATGCGCAGAATGAATTAGCTGCCAAAGAAAGAAGATAATTAAAATGCCACTAATCCAAGGTAAATCCAAAAAAGCCTTTAAAGAGAATATGGAAACCGAAATGGACGCCGGAAAGCCTCAGAAGCAGGCTTTAGCTATCGCTTATTCTGTTCAACGTAAAAATAAAGCTAAAAAGATGGCCGAAGGCGGCGAAGTTAAGACTTTAGGCGATATGATCGGATATCCAAAAGCCATGGCCGAAGGCGGCGAAGTTGAAGAGCATTACGATTCAATTGCTGATGCTATCCTTCGTAAGAAAAAGAGTGGACAAGCCGATCTACAAGAAAATGCTAATGAACACCTCAACTTAGAAGACGATTTGAACTTCGATGCAGCTAGGAAAGACACCTACTATGATCTAGACCAGATGGAAGAGCAGCCAGAAGAGTCTAACGAGCACGGCGATAAACTCGAAGACTCAGACGAAGACGATATGGACATGATTAGCTCTATAAGAAGGAAAATGAAGGCTAAACGAGGTCTGTAATGGACTTAAAACAACTTAAACAATTAGCCATACTTTGCAGGAAGTACGGTATAAAATCGTTTAAAAACGAAGAGTTTGAATTTTCTCTAACGGACGAAGACCCTATACAACAGAAAAAAGTAGCTAAGCCCAAAAAGCAGCGACAAGAATCAGCACCTGAAAGTCCTATAGAAGAGAAAATAGAAGCAGACTCCCTTTCACAGGAAGAGTTGATGTTTTGGAGCTCCAATGTAGCTTCAACCATCGAAAATGAAGGCACTGCGTAGTATATGAAAGTCATTAGCTCAGCTGCACCAACTAAAACAGTAACCATGAACACTTCTGATAAAAAGAAGATGGACACGGCCTATCAGTGGTGGAAAGCTAAATCCGATAAAGACCTATTCCAGCAGCTCCTCTCTACAGCTGTAAGTCTTAAAGAAGGACAGAATTTCAGATATAGACAAGCCGGCATTTTTGCCCGAATGTATGGCAACATGTCTTTATTTAACTTTATCGGTCCTAGTTTCGCTAAGTTAGATAATACAAATGGCTTGCCAGTCGATCGACCAACATACAATGTTGTCCAGTCAGCCACGGATACCCTGGTGTCAAGAATTAGTCAGTCAAAACCATCACCTACGTTTCTTACCGATAATGGAGATTATAAGGAACGCAATTTGGCTAAGAAGCTGAACAAATTTATTCAAGGTGAATTCTATCAAACTAAGGCTTACGAAAAAGCAACCATAGCTTTAAGAGACGCTCTAGTCGAAGGTACTGGTTGTTTAAAGATTTATAGAGAAAATGATAAAGTTGCCTTAGAGCGGGTATTCTTAACCGAACTCTTAGTGGACATGAATGAGTCCATGTATGGAGAACCAAGGCAGTTATATCAAATTAAATTAATTGACAGACAAATGTTAATTGAGATGTTTCCTGAAAAGAAGAAAATGCTTGAGGATGCATCTAAAGCTTTCCCTGAACAGAATGCAGATAGTTCTAAAACTGTTTCAGATCTAGTTATGGTGGTTGAAGGCTGGCATCTAAAGTCTGGACCTGATGCCAAGGATGGCCGTAGATCTATTGTATGCTCTTCCGGAACCCTAATTGATGAGGATTACGATAAAGACAAGTTCCCATTCGTATTCTTGCATTACTCTCCTAGACTCATGGGATTTTGGGCACAAGGCTTAGCTGAGCAACTAATGGGTACACAAATGGAGATTAACTCTCTTCTATACACCATCTCTAAGGCTATTAAGATAGTTGGAGTCCCAAGAGTATTTGTAGAAAAAGGCTCCAAAGTAGTCCGAGCTCATTTAAACAATGATATAGGCTCTATCGTAGAGTACTCTGGCACTAAGCCCCTATATGAAGTAGCTCCAGCTGTCCCTCAAGAAATGTATGCACAACTCCAAAGACTAATAGACTACGCATATCAGCAATCCGGTGTTTCAGCTCTACAAGCCACTTCTCAGAAGCCAGCCGGTCTCAACTCTGGTGCAGCTATCCGCTCCTATGATGACATTTCTACAGATAGATTTGCAACTTTGGCAGCTAGATATGATCATCTTTTCATAGACTTAGCTTATCAGATCATAGAATTAGCTAAGGATATCGCCGAAGAGACTGGATCTTATCAGACTGTATATCCAAATAAGAATGGAATTAAAGAGATTGATTTACCAGAATGCTCGCTCCTAAAAGATCCGTTCATAATCCAGGTGTTTAACCAATCCTCACTTCCAAGAGACCCAGCGGGACGCATGGAAAAGGTTACCGAAATGGCACAATCCGGCATGATTACTATGCAGGAAGCTAGAAGACTTTTAGACTACCCCGATCTAGATCAAATAGAGATGCTTGCTAATGCCTCTGAGGAGCGTATATTTCGAATCCTAGACGAGATAATCGAGGATGGCACCTATACTCCACCAGACCCTTTTATGGACCTTGCATTAGCCGAAAAGAGCGTCGTGCAGTACATTAACCTCTATGATCAAGCAAAATTAGAACCAGAGAAACAACAGCTATTAAGAGATTGGTTCGATCAAATTCAAGGTCTTAAACAAGCTGCAATGCCCCAACCACCTATGCCCGCTCCCGGCGGTGAAGGTGCCCCACAAGCGGTCCCTGCAGCCCCACCTGTATCTCCTATGCTCCCTAATGCTCCTCAAGCTGCTTAGTTAGTAGACATCAAAGCCCTAATGTAAGGGAGAAATAAAATATGAAACCAATTATATTGTCGAATCAAGAGCGCGATAAATTTTTAGAGCTCCTAGAAAAACCATCGAAGGCAAACAAACACCTTTGTAATCTTTTTGAAAAGTATGGAGCAATTCCTACCTCTTCGACTATAACATCGGAACCCGATAAGTCTGAAGCTTAATTATCAGTAGACATTCAGGCCGTAAATAGGAGAAGTTGAATGTCCAATCGAATTTTTGGCCTTGCTCCAATGAAAGAATTAGATTCTTTTGCGGCCGAAGTAGAAAAACAACAAAAACAAGTTCCCTATACCGTCACATCTATCGGTGAAGGTAAAGAAGCCCTATTGAAATGGAAAGCTGAAAGAGCTGAAATTGACAAAAAACTCAAAGAAATCTCTGACATAAAGTATCAAGCAGCTAAAGATAGAGCTGTTAAGATTGTAGAGGAGCACTCCCATATTGGCATGGTGAACTCAACTGAAGTTGAAACAGCAGAGACAGATATGCTTGATGGTAAATCTTATACATCATTAGCTGAAAAAGCTGCTAGAAAACGCCATTTAAGATTAATTGAAGAGCCATCCAAAGAAGAAAAAGATGCTTTCATAGAATACAAGCTATTTAAATTTCTAACAAGTTTCTTGAAGTAACCAAATCCCCACTATTAGCAGTAACAAATAAACCGTAGTTATTTTAACTACTTAAGTAATTTAACCAAATAAGATTAATCTTATTTAGAAGGATATTATATGATCGTTACTCCAAAAGCTGGTTCAGACATTCGTCAATTACCTAGCTCATCTTCCACTAATCCGAGTCCAGAAGCAATGTCAGCTAGAGATAGAGCCATTGCAATGCTTACTAAAGGCGCACCTCAGAATCCTACAACCCCTGAGGATTTAGTAGCAGTAAAACCCAAAGAAGAATCAGTACCTACGGAAACTAGTAGACAAGAGAGCTCTAGTGTAGAGGCATCCTCTAGCGCAGAGTCCTCGGAATCTGCTGCATCTGCTTCGGAAGCGCCCAAAGCAGAAGAGTCATCAGCTTCTAAAGATGAGGCAGCCCTCTCATCTAAATACGCCATACTTGCACGTAAAGAAAAAGCAGCTAGAGCTAGAGAACAGCAGCTCAAAGCACGCGAAGATGCCATTAGAGCTAAAGAAGAAGCTGAAAAAGCTGCCAGGACTCGAGAAGAGTCTAGTAGGTTCGAAGTATCCTTGAAAGATAGGCTAGCTAAGGACCCAATGTCAGTTCTGAGTGAGCTAGGCATTACTTATGAGCAGCTTACACAGAGTGCATTGAATCAGCCTTCAGCAGAAGAGCAAAGATTAGCAGCTCTAGAAGCTAAGTATGAAGCTAAGTTTAAAGCACTGGAAGAGCAACAGCAAAGTACAAGAAAAACTTTTGAAGATCAACAAAAACAACAATACGATCAAGCAGTTAGTCAGATTCGAAATGAGACAAAATCATTAGTCGCAAGCAACCCTGAATTCGAAATGATTAAAGAGACTAACGCTGTAAACGACGTCGTAGAATTGATCGAAGAAACTTTTAAACAGGACGGTATCCTTCTCACAGTCGAGGAAGCCGCCCGCGAAGTTGAAGAGCACCTATTAAGTGAAGCTATGAAGCTTAATAGGATTAAAAAGCTCCAACAAAGACTACAGCCCTCAGCTACT